CGTTTGATGCGCTTGCGCTCTTGTTGTTTATCGTTGAGACATAGACCAGGTTGACGACTTTGTCGGCACCGAACGAGATGTCAACGTTCCGGTAGGGATATTGCGTGCCGTCATCATGGAAGTTTGCAACAGGCGAGGACAGCGTCGCACCGACCCGATTCTCAAATACGAGCACGCCTTCGCGGTCAATGAACAGGCGCCCTTGTTCTGCGTTGTTGACGAGCTGCAGATAGTCAAGGACGATCTGGCCGAGCTCAAGGTTGTAGCCGCCGCCGCCGCCGATTTCTACGGTGCCGGTCGCGATTGAACGAGCCGCTCCGGACGGATAGTCGACCTCGGGCAGATCAAGCACAGCGCTGATTCGCGCACCGGTGAACTCTTTGGAAAGACTTGTCGTGTCGGTCACGGTTTGAGCGAGCAGATAGAAGTCGTCGGCGCAAGTGACGCTAACGGTGTCGTCGCCGTCAAGACCGAAGTTGTAGTCGTAGTCAATGATTCGGCCGACGAACAGCAGCTCAGCTTCACGGTACAGACGGACCAACCGCATAGGGGCAAGACCAGGTTTGACGTTGTCTGGGTCGTAATACGGCGAGTCGCTGGCGAACGGGTTGAACACACCGCCAGCCGCGGTGTCGTCGAGTAGGAACGTCATGGTGCCGGCGCCGAACTGGTCTTTGATGTCGCGCCGGCCTCGTTTGATTCGGATGCCTTTGACGCCGTCGGTGACGTCTGCGAAGTCGGTGAGGCCGTCCAGAACGAACGTGGTGCCGTCTAGAACGCCGCGTACGGCGTCATCGAGCCGGAAGCCTCTGACGGGTGCGCCGGTGTCGATTTCGAGCGTGTAATCGCCGGACTGGACGACGGTGGCGGTCACAGCCTGGTTACTCCGATTTGGGCTGAGCCGCTGGTGCGGTTGTAGTTACGGATTGCGGTGACCACGGCTTCACCGACTTCTTGGGTCGGGTTGATCGTCGACACGTTCACGGTGACGTTTTGGACCGCGCCAGATGGTGCTCGAGTAATGGACGAGACCGGCGTGATGGTGGTGGTGGCGACTGGGCCGGCGGCGAGGAAGCCGAGCTCGTCGCGCGGCGGAACGTACGTTGAGGGCCGCTGGCCGGCGCTGACTTGCTGGACTTGTTGGAAAGCGTTGAGGACGCGGAGCGCTGAGGCGTAGGCGGCGTCGAGGTCGCCGGTGTCAATCTTGATTTTGAGTTGCTTGTCGAATGCCAGGGTGAGCAGACCGTGGGCGCTGAGCGTTTCGATGATGGCGCGGGTGAGATCTCGTTCGGCTTGTTGCAGTTCGCGGACATTGTCGGATGATTCGGCGATGACTTCGTTGTATTTGTCGAACTCGGCGCGAAGTTTCTCGATGTCGTCTTGGACGTCGAGCAGGCCGAGCATTTCGACAAGTTCGGGATTGAGTTGCTTGACTTCGTCATAGACAGCGTTGACGGACTTGGCAAGCTCAAGCTGGGCTCCAGCGGCTTCGGTGGCCTCTTGCATCAAATCTTCGACTGACTTGGCGGTCTGGTCGATCTCTGGGTACATGTTGCCGGCGGCGCGGCGGCCCTCGTCCAAGGTTTGGTTCCAAGCGGCCCATTCTTCGTTTACGTCTTCGGTTTGTTTCTGAAGCCAGGTGATGCCGTCGGATAGGCCGTTGATGCCAGGGAGCAGGATTCGGAACGTGCGGCTGGCTTTGTCGCTAGCGCGTTCAAGGGCGACTAGGGCGGCTGTGAATGCGACGACGGCGACGATGGGCAGGGCGATCGCGCCGACGGCGGTGTTGAATGCCCATTGAGCGGCTGTGGCGATTGCTGTGGTCGCGGTGTAGATCTTCATGCCAAAGTTCGCCACAACGATTACGGCCGACAAAGCGCCGATTGCGGCGCCGACCGCGATGATGATGTCACGGTTTTCAGCCGCAAACTCTGAGAACTTGATGAGAATCGGGACTAACGCTTCAACGGCGGGCAGGAGCGCCATACCGATCGACTCTGATGCTTGGCTGAACGCGACCTTCATCTTGTCGGTTGAGTTGGCGGTCGCTTCGGCGGTGCCGCCGACCTGGTTTTCAATCTCTTGCAAAATCAGATTCTGCGCCTCGAGAACCTGACCGGATTCGACAAGGGTCCGGATCTGATCCTTTTGGGCTTCGGTGAACTGGATGCCGGAACGGCGAAGCGCGGTCAGGCCGGCGATCGGGTCGTTTAGCGCTTTGCCGAGCTGCTTGGCGTTGTCGGTGACAGATCCGAAGCCGGCGCTGGCCATGTCCAGGGTGAGCTGCGTGGCGCGGTCGAATGCGCCTCCGACCTCGTCAGCGCTCGACGCGATGTCCTTGAACGTGAGCAGTAGCGCCTGGGATTCTTTGATGAGGTTCTGATCGACGCCGGTAAGGCGGGCCTGCTCGTTGGCCAACTTGACTAGCCGGCTGGTGACTTTTTCGGTTTCAGCGCCGAACAGCCCCATCGAGGTCGCGATCTGCTCAATGCGGGCGTTAGCAGTTGCGGCCTTCTCGCCAGCGGCCACCATCTTTGCGCCGGCCACGGCCAATCCGCCGAGCGCAGCTGTGGCCGGCACGAACGCTTTCTTGAGGGCGAACGCGGTCTTCTGGCCGGTCGTTTCGAGCCGTTTGAACTCGGACATGGCCTTTTTGAGGCCACGGTTATTGAACTCGCTAACAATGGGTACGTTGATTGCCATTAGCGCAGCTCCTGGTTGATGATTTCGGACATGTCGTCAATCGCTGATCTTACGCCTTGCACGACTTCGGGCATGTGGCGTTCCGCGGTCGGCCACATCACCCTTGAAGCCGGCGCAAACCGGTCGAGGCGGGCGATCATGGCGCGGCCTGACGGGCTGTTGCCAGAACTCTTGCGGCCAGCAATGTCGAAAATGACTCCGGCGGCGCTGGTCTGACGAAGTGTCAGCAGAGGGATCGTGTCGCTGTTGCGGGCTTTCGATCCCTTGAATGAGACTTTGACGTTGCGTTTGACGGTGCGGCCGTCGTAGCCGCCGCGCCAGTTTCCCCAGCCGGACAGCGGCGAGGCGTCGGGGAACAGTTTCTTGGCTTCGGCCTGCATTGGCTTTGCGGCCAGTTTCATGCGCCGAATCGTCGTCTTGCGCAGCTCAGGGTCAACACGGCGAAGCGTGCGAAGCGTGTCGGCTAGGCCGTTCACTTCGACTTTGGTGCTAACGCTTGCCATGCTGTTTCTTCTGTTCTTCAATCACATCGACCACGGTGTTGAGGTCTTTGAGATCGAACTCGATGTGTGGGGGCCACCAAGAGACAGCGACCAGCAGTTCGGCTAGCTGGCGTCTTCTGGTTCCCCTCGGGTAGGGCGCTCGTCACTTCCAACGACCTCGAGGCTGACGATCTTCTTGATGAAGTCGTCGAACACGGCTGGCACGACCATCTTCTGGCCCTTCATGGCCTCGTAAGCCAAAAAAGCGAGATCTTCCATGCCGGCCGCGGTCGCCATCTGTGACGCTTTGGTCTTGTATTTCCGTTCCCACGCGACAACAGCCCACAGGTTTGTTTGGATGTCCTGTGGGCCGTCGCCGAGGTCGATGCGGATCGTGAGGTTCATGTCGGGGCTCCTTTAGGGAATGAACTGGGATCAGGGAGTGGTGCTACGGGTGAGGGCGCCGCCGCGGAACACGACGTCCATGGTCGGCAGCTCGCCGACACCGCCGTTGACGGGGGTGACGGACTCGAGGTAACAGCCAGTGAGCGTGTACTCGGGATTCGAAGCGCCAGGCGTTGCGGAGGTCGTCGGGGTGACGACCACGTTGAACGTGGTGCCGGCGAGCGAGTTGAACTTCTCCTCGACCTCGCTCGATCCGTACGCGATCATCAGAGTGGCCGAGATTTCGTGGTTGCCGAGTCCCTTGACGAACTTGCGGGCCGTGTCGCCGAACGCGGTCGACTCGAGCGCTTCGTAGCTCTCGGTGACGGTGATGGTGGAGACCTGGTCGCTGAAGTCGACGGAGTCGACGGTCAGGGTGGCCTGGTTGAGAACAACGGTGGTTGCCATTGGGTCAGTTCCTTCTTGTTGCTAGCCGGACGGTTAGATCATAGGCGGGGAGCTGTTGCTCACCGATGAGGGCGATGGACGGCGTGCCGGCGGTCACGGCGATGTCGTCGCTCTCATGGATGGCGTCGACGGCGGTCAGGATCCAGTTCGTCGCGTCTTGGTTGCCTGGTGGCGGCGCGAGGACACGGAGCGTGAACGTCATGTCGGCGATGTTGGTGTTGAATCCGCTGAACGTCGGCATTTCGATGAAGACGGTGAGCGGGCGGGCGTTGCGCGGGTCGGTGACCGGCTTGTAGCCGAGCGCGGTGACAGCGGCTTTGATCTGTGCGATCGCGCTAATGAAGATTCCGGAGGCAGGCATCAGCCCACCTGCGGTCTACCGACGCCGAGGAGCTGCAGAATGCGGCCGTAGGACGCGATCGGCTGAGTGGTTCCCATTGCGTCGAACGAGGCGTACCCGTCGACTGAGCCGCGTTCACGGTACAGCGTGGCGCCGTACATGACGGTCCCGAGCTTTACCGAGCCGTCTGGGACGGTTGACAGGCTGTCGAAGTAGCCGGCCGATGCTCGACGCCGGTAACACCAGGCGTTTGCCGCGGCGACACAGGTCGCAATGAACGCGGTGTCGTTTGCGGTGGCTGATTCGACGCCGAGCCATTCGGTGATGTCGTCGGCGTCGATCCAGCTGCATGTCGTGGTGTAGGTGACGGTGCCGGTCGCG